TCATGCGCGGATTTTCTTCCCTTGTATGAATTTCCTTGTCAGGTAATTGAAACATCGTAACTTTCGGTCAATAAAAGGTAATTACCTAAAAAAGTGGCATAAATCTCCGTAATCTTAACATTCATCTGATTATTTCCTTGACAAATACAATATAAATCGCTAGACTATGATTATGAATGCAATATACAGTGAGCAAGATAGGCCGAGAAAGAAGGTTGCTTCGCTTAAATCCAATATTTCGATTTTGGACACTAAGGTAGGTTCCCCGGTTGCTACGAAACGAATCAGAGGGCGAGAGCATGGCAGGATTAGGTTGCGTATAATGGTTCGGGATGGTGCGGTTTGTGCGAAGTGTGGGTGCGGGGTGAATCTGGAAGTCCATCACAAGCGACCACTCCACTTAGGAGGCTCCGAGAGCGACGAAAATCGGGTCACGCTATGCGGTGCCTGTCACCGTGCGCTTACCGAACAGGATGAAAAGGAGCGACAATGACTCAATTCCCAAAAATTGTAATCATCTATCCCTTGTTGAATTGCTGGTTGAACTTACCGGTAGTCTGATTAGCATTGGAAAGGAGGCAGACCATGCCTAAAGGCGGATATCGCAGCGGGGCCGGAAGGCCAAAAGGTAAAAAAGATTCTAAGCCACGGAAGCAAACGAAAGTCAAAGTTGAAGCCGAGGATGTCCGGAAAATGTTGGATTTGGACACGAAGACTAAGGATAAATTATATCAGGAGTTTCTAATCCGGATCAGCAAGAATGAGAAGTTGACAATAGCCGAAAAGAAATTGATGGATCAGCTTTCGGTTGAACTGGCAAAGGAACTGGGAGGGGAGACCGAACCTGGCGTTTTGGAAGGACTTCAGCCTTTGGAATATATGCTTCGGGTGATGAACGATCCGAATGAAGATCCGTCAGTAAGGCGGCAGATGGCACAGGCGGCAGCACCCTATTGTCACCCTAGAAAAGGCGAGGCGGGGGCTGGTAAGAAGGAAGAAGCGGCAGAACGGGCGAAGAAGGCAGGGCAGGGACGTTTTGCACCATCGAGGCCGCCGGGAATAGCAGTAGTGAAGTAAACATTTAATATAAGAAAATCAATGATATTGGTTGCTCTACATGACCGATTGTGCTATAAATAACGAAACGGACGGAAGCGTCAACTTCCTGCCCGTCTCTAATCATAAACCCATATTTGGAGGATATGAGATCATGGATGACAATACTATACCACTATTCGATCTGGAAAGCAAACCCATAAAAAGGACACGCACAATAGCTGAGCGTTCCGGCATATTTAGAAAATGCACGGCATGTGGTGAGAGCAAGCCAGCGACCCTCGATTACTTCCACGCATGTAATCACTCTCCTGATGGGGTTAGGGCGGTGTGTAGAGTCTGCCGGGCAAAAGACAATGCCGAGCACAACGAGGAACGAACGGCCAAAAAGAGAGCACACTATGCCAAGAATAAAGAACGCTTACTGGTTATCACCCGCGAGAATTACGCAAAGAATGCAGAACAGCGCCGAGAATATGCAAGGGATCAACATTGGAAAAACCGCGAGAGAAACCTAAAGCGGATGCAGGCGAATTGGGATGAAAACAGGGACATATTGAACGAGAGGAGAAGGCCAGGGTCGAGGGCGAAATTTCATGAGTTATACGGCAAGGATCTTACCTTTACTCTCAAGCACCGGGTGGGGGCACTGATACGGAGAACGCTGCGATTCAATAAAAAGAAAGACGGAAAAATGAAAGACATTCTTGGGTTTACTGTTGATGAATTGCGGCAGCACATTGAGGATCAGTTTACCGAAGGAATGAATTGGGATAAATTTTTAAGCGGGGAAATCCATTTAGACCACAAAACCCCTATAAACTTTTTCAAGCCGCAAAGCGTTGACGATCCCGCGTTCAAAGAATGTTGGGCGCTTTCCAATTTACAACCGCTATGGGCCAGAGACAATTTAAGCAAGGGGGCCAAGGTAAATTTTGGATAAAGCCAAAACATATAGCACCTCTTGTTTAGATTGGGAATCCAGGATATTAAAAGGCGAGAGTTTAATGCCGTGCCCTCCGTTGTTCCCGGAAGAAGCCGAGGCGGGGCTTGCCATATTCCGTCAGCTTAAATTAGTCGATGTTCTCAATAGCCCTACCTATGCGGAGGTGGGGCGTAAGTGGGTGTTTGACTTCGTGGGGTCAATATTCGGGGCGTATGATGCCGATGCAGGGAGAAGGCTAATATCTGAGTTTTTTTTACTAATTTCTAAGAAAAATTCTAAAAGTTCGACCGCAGCGGGAGTGATGTTATCAGCACTTCTCTTGAATTGGAGACAGTCTGCTGAATTTCTTATCTTAGCACCCACTGTGGAAGTGGCAAATTGTTCATTCATTCCTGCCCGCGACATGGTAAAGCACGACGAGGAACTTTCCGACCTCTGCCACGTCCAGGAACATCTTAGGCAAATTACCCATCGAGGCACCGGGGCAACTCTAAAGGTAGTTGCTGCGGATTCAGAGACGGTGGGTGGAAAGAAAGCCACGGGAATCCTCTTGGACGAGTGCTGGTTATTCGGTAAGCGTTCAAACGCGGAAAACATGCTCCGTGAAGCATGCGGTGGTTTAGCTTCTCGCCCTGAAGGATTTGTTATCTGGCTCACGACACAATCAGATGAAGCACCGGCAGGGATCTTTAAACAGAAACTAGATTATGCTCGCGGTGTACGGGATGGGCGCATTCAAGACAATTCCTTCCTCCCTGTTTTATACGAATATCCAAACTCATTCCTGAAAGAAAAGAAGTACCTCGATAAGCAATATTGGCACGTGACTAATCCCAATCTTGGCGCGTCTGTCGATGTGAAGTTCCTTGAGAGGGAGTTCAGTAAGGCGCAAGAGGCCGGTAATGAGAGCATGGTCGGTTTTCTTGCCAAGCACCTCAATGTCGAAATGGGGATGTCACTTAAATCACAGCGATGGGCAGGTGCCGACTTCTGGGAAGTGGCCGCAGGAAATGTAACCCTTGATATGATCCTTGAGAGATCCGACGTGGTGGAGATTGGTATTGATGGTGGTGGATTGGACGACCTCTTGGGGTTGGCTGTTATCGGCAGAGAAGCGACAACTGGCAACTGGCTTTTATGGACCCGTGCATGGTGTCATTCTATCGCTTTGAAACGCCGGAAGTCAGAGGCCCCAAAGTATCACGATTTTGCCGATGATGGCGATCTGGTCATTGTCGATGAGATAGGGGATGACGTTAAACAGGCTGGGGATATTGTCCGAAAGTGTGAGGCTTCCGGCTTGCTTGATAGAATCGGAGTTGACCAAGCCGGGATAGGGGCGATTGTCGATGAACTGGAGGCGGGAGATGATAGGGGACAACTAAAGATTGAACATGAGCGCATTGTGGGAATACCGCAAGGATGGCGATTGAATGGGGCTATCAAGACCGCAGAGCGCAAGGTTGCTGAAAAGGCATTGCTGCATGATGATCAGGCAATGATGAATTGGTGTGTGGGCAATGCGCGAGTGGAGCAGAAAGGGAACGCTATTTCAATCACTAAACAGGCCAGCGGAACCGGGAAGATTGACCCATTAATGGCGACGTTCAACTGCGTCTCCCTGATGGCCATGAATCCTGAAGCGAAAACGAAAAGATCATGGGCAACTGGTAAATCAGTTGAGGAAATATTGGCGGCACAACCGTTTTAAAAGTGGTTCATCGTTTTATGGGCAGGAGGCTCCTATGCTGTGCCAGAAATGCAAAAAAAAGGATACCTGCCGGAAATTATGTTCTGAGGCTGAAAAATACGTAAATCAAGATTATACCACGCAAAAGGAATCTATATTGAAAAATAACATCATTGATTTTCGTTATCCCACAGGCAGGCCGTTCCCTGATTTGTCAACCAGATCAAATGAAGAAAATATCATTGCCATGTTTTTTAACGGAGGAATTAAACAATCGGAAGTAGCCCAAACTCTTGATGTTTCTCGTCAATTTGTTAATAAGATAGTAAAAAAATATAGGCTAATTATTAGGGAAAACCTCCAGAAATAGGTTGATTGTACCCATAAATTAAGAGGACTTATACGCTATATGGCTAAACTTTTAAAATCGTTGTCTCTTTTTGTCGGCAGCCTTCGTTCATCATTAAATGTCCATGTTTCTGCGGCATGGCAAGCCTTTGATCGTCGGGATGTTTTTTTCTTTGGTGGGTTATCAATGCTCGGTTACGGGCTTTATCTTTATTCTCCTTCGGTATCATTTTCGGTTTGTGGCGGCATTCTTTTGATAGTCGGTCTTGCTGGTTATCTTTTTGAGGGCGCAAAATAATGGGTTTTTTATCCCCTGTCATTAGGCCAAAAGCTGTTAGCCATACAACGGAGCGCCTAATCCGGGAATATTTCGGCGGCGGAGTAACATCTTCGGGAGTGGCGGTTAATTCCGAGACGGCAATGCGACAAATGACTGTCAATAACTGTATCAGGGTTCTTTATAATTGTGTGTCTCAAATGCCCTGTCAATTAATGCAAGAAGTTGATGATGTCAAAAGCAAGGCTAAGAAGCACCCTCTTTACAAAGTAATAGGTAAACGTCCGAATCGCTGGATGACCGCTCCGCAAATCTGGGGGCTGGCGATTGTCCATATTTGTCTCCGGGGTAACTTTTATGCGTTCAAGACAGTTGTTGGGGGGGGAGCAAGAGAACTCCTTCCGATTCACCCTGATCGTGTAATGGGAGTTGTCCAAAATGAAGATTGGTCTTTAACATATAAAATATTGTCCAAGGGTAGTGTTCAAGATTACACGCAAGACCAGATATTCCACATTCGGGGGCTATCTTACGATGGAATAGTGGGGATTAATCCAATCCAGTACGCGCGGGAATGTGTAGGATTAGGATTAGCCGCTGAAACATTCCTTTCCAACTATTTCGGAAAGGGCATGAATCCCGGAGCGGTTATTGAGCACCCGATGACTCTTGATCCCGTTACCCATGCCAACAGGCTTTTAGCGTTAAAACAGAAATATTCCGGTCTGGGAAATTCTCGTGACCTAATGCTGATTGATGAAGGGATGAAAATTAGTTTTCCATCCGTAAAGTTAGTTGACGCCCAATTTCTTGAAGAACAGCGATTCACTGAATCTCAAATTTGCGGGATGTATGGAGTTCCCCTTATTTTAGTACAAGCAGGATCTACTCCGGCTACGTATGCTTCCTCTGCTCAATTCAAACAATCTTTTGTTGATTTCACAATAGCTCCGATAGCCGTTAATTTTGAAACGACCATTGACCGGGATTGCCTTTCTGATGATGAACAGGACATTTACTATACAAAATATAATCTCGGTTCGCTTCTACGGGGGAATATGGTGGAAAGATTCGCGGCCTATGCTGTTGCGATTGATAAGGAAATTATGAATCCAAATGAATGTCGTTCACTAGAGGATTGGAATGGTTATGAAGGCGGGGAAATTTATAGAACACGTACATCAAGCATGAAAGAAAACAATACACCGGCTAAGCCGGAGGAAGGAGCGGCCTAATGAAACTTCTATCTTATCGCAACGAAAGGAACGCTAAGTTTATAGCGGCCTCATATAACAAGCCGCTCGACAAGCCGGAATGGTATAAAATCAATGCCATCTCTGAGGATGAGGCAGAGATTTACATCATGGATTACATCGGCTGGCCATTCAACAGTGCCGAGGATTTTGTCAAAACGCTTACCGGAATGACGCAAAGCAAAATCACCATTCGGATCAATTCCCCTGGTGGGGACGTGTGGGACGCACATGCGATCCATAATGCAATCAAGCGCCATAAGTCAAAGCCTACGACCTGCGTTGAATCACTCGCTGCTTCGGCAGCCTCTTATATCTTCATCGCTGGCTATAAGAAACTGGCCTATAAAAATTCGATGATCATGATCCACGAACCAATGACAGGAATGTATGGGAATCAGTTTGAGTTGCGGGAAACAGCAGACATCTTACAGCAAATCAGTGATGCAATGGTGGATATGTACGCCGACAATACTTCTGTCGGTAAGCGTGAATTGCGCGACATGCTGAAAGCGGAAACATGGATGTCCGCAAAACTGGCAAAGGAAAAGGGCTTTGTTGATTCCATAATCGAATCCGGGAATAGGACCAAAGCCGCTTTCGACATTTCCATCTTCAATAATCTTCCCGATGAGTTCGTGGCTGAAGGCAATGAACCAGCGGTAAGGCGATACGAAAAAGCCCTGCGTGATGTAGGGGCGTCGAAATCTGAAGCAAAGGCTATTCTGGCGCGAGGCTTGAAGGCGGTGGCTGAAGACGATGAGGTGAAACGAAAAAACGAAATTGAAGCACAGGAGATTGCAGTGGTGACTGCGGAAGCTAAACGGCTTTTGTCTGTCATGACAATAAACTAAAAAATCAGGGTTCCTCTAGCGGGGCGGCCACTCCAATAGAGGCGACAAAGAAAGACTAAGGGCAGCCGTGTAGGGCTACACACCTACGCTACTGCCCTTTTTCTTTGCCCAAGCCAAACGGCAAAGGAGATTTGAAATGAGCGAACTGAGTGAGTTGAAAGACATCCTTATCAGCGTTGGTAGGGCGCAT